AAGATGGTCCAGCAATGATTTGGCTGGTTATATATTAGAAAATTATGACAATGTGAGACATATAAACTATAAAGCAGTTCAAGAAGATGGCTCAATGTTGTGTGATGCAATATTAAATAAAGAAGACTATGAATTAAAAACTAAAAATATGAATAAAGACATTATATATGCGAACTACCAACAAGAGCCAATAGATGTGAAGAATAGATTATATACAGCATTTAAAACTTATGAAAAATTACCACCAGCACATTATATTATGAATTATACAGATACTGCAGATGAAGGCGAGGATTATTTATGTTCAATAGATTATCAGATGTACAACAATGAATACTACATCTTAGACGTTATTTATACACAAGAATCTATGGAAGTAACGGAACCTGCTGTAGCCAGAATGTTAACAAAAGATAATGTGGGAAATGCCAATATAGAAAGCAATAACGGTGGACGTGGATTTGCAAGGAACGTACAAAAAGAGCTAAAGGAGTTAAAGAATACTCACACAAAAGTAAATTGGTTTCATCAGGGAGAAAATAAAGTCGCAAGAATATTAAGCAATTCAACTGGAGTGATGAATAATATATATTTCCCGATTAATTGGGAAGATAGATGGCCAGAATTTGCAAAACATTTAAAACATTATGTAAGAACTGGAAAGAATGAACATGATGATGCTGAGGATTGCTTAACGGGTGTATATGAACATC